ATTCGCACAATGGCCGAGATGTCCGCACCGGTGGCAGTGTCGGCCAGAGAATCACCGCCATAGCCCAGTTGTCCAAGACATCGCGCCGCCTGTTCGAAGTCTCCGCCACAGGCCAGCAGTGTGTAGACCGAGAACGGCGAATAGGCCCGATTGGGCTCGAACGGCGCGGCGTTGGACGAGAAGACGTAGAAGACGCGATCCTTCAGTGTGGCCGATGTGCCCGAATCTTTGCCGGGCCGCCGCCAGTATTCGTTCTGGCCGCCCTTAGTGCGAACCCATCCGTATTGTTCGAGCACGGCCCGCACATCTCCGCGATGGTTGAAGTCATCGCCAGGCCTGTCGGCATTGTCTGGCGAACAGCCGCATTGTCCGACGGATAACGGGCTTGTCTGGCCGACAACGCCATTGTTCGACGGACAATGGCCGTTGTGCGAATTCTCTGCCGACACTTGGCATTGTCCGACCGATGATGCGCTTCTCTGGCCGACATTCGCAGAGCCCGTCGGACCATCCACCACCAGCGGCAGATACTCGTTCAGTTCCCACGCCGCTTGTAGAAGAACGTCGCGCTCGGCAGAAGTCAGCACGGGCGGGCCGCGCATATCGCCCTGGATCAGCTCGTAGCCCGGCGTTGGGACACACAGAAACAAGCCGCCCTCGCCACGGGTTTCAATGAGCGTGGCGATCTTCTTGCCCTCGCGGCGCTGGGCCAGCTTCATGTTGCCGCAGACCTCGCCCTCACAGCGGTAATACACATGCCGCCCGTCGCGTTGGGTGGATTCGATGACCAGCCTGGCCAGGAGGCCCGGCGGGATGCGTGCCGCCCACGCGTCGAACAGCTCCCCGCCAGCGTCGAAGTCGATCATCTCACCGTTGCCCGACACGCGGCCGCAGAGAATGCAGATCGCCTCGGGATCGTTAACAAACCAGGCCGAGACCTCCCCCTCAGTGGGCAGTCTCTTTCGATACTGCTTCCACCGGCCCACAGCCGGGCGTTTCTCGGCCCGTATGGCCGGAAGCGCACATAGACCGGCGGACAGGTATGCCTGCGCAGCCTTGCCGAGAACCTCTGGCTGTCCTATCCTGTTCGTCGTCATGAGCACGAGTCCAAGCAAGCAGCACCCCGGCGACAGCGCGGAACAACGCGAGGCGGAGCGAGAGATTCTCGAAGCAGTAAGCCGAGAACTGGGCGTCCCACTCGACGGCAAGCCGGACATCGCCCAGCGCATGCAACTGGACGGCTTCCAGGATGGTGATCTGCCGATCTGCGTGGAGATCTGGGCACATCAAGGGCCAGCGAAGAGCGCTCAGCGCGCCAAGGTGATGAAGGACATGTGCAAGCTCCTCTACGTCGAAAAGCTTCTCGGCCGACCGTGCCGCAAGATCCTCGCCGTATCGGACCCGCAATGCCTGGGGTTCCTCGACAATTCGTGGCAGGGCCAGTTCGCGGCGGAGTTCGGCATTGAGCGGATTGTCGTGCCGATGTCGGGAGCGGATTGTCGTGCCGATGTCGGTCGACATGCGGGAACGCGTTCGGCAGGCTCAGACGCGGCAGTATCGCTAGCCATCAAAACGGCACCTCGCAGTCATCCGGCGGCCAGTCAGGGATGGGCAGATCGCCGTCGTCACGCTCGTCGCTGCCGTCCAGGCGCGGCGGGATCGGGCCGAGTTGGTAGTTTGTGATCCTGTCGAACTTCTCGCCCGACACAGATCGCACCGCGATGGCCAGCGTCGGCGCTATCCCACCGGCCTCGCAGATGTCTACCGCCTCCTCAACAGTACCGGGCACGGGCTCCTTGGACCGGGCGCGCCACCACGCCTCAGCCTTCGCCCTGGCGTAGCCTGTGTGCTCGAAGCAGATCCACTCGCTGTGGTACTCGTTGAATCCGCAGCGGTAGTCGACCCGCATGCTGCGCGGGTGATCCTCGGGTGCATCACGCTTGACGTGGACGCTGTAGTAGACTTCGCTGACCTCGTGTTCCGTCTCGGTCACCTCGCCTGAGAGGATTCCCTCCGTGGAGGCTTTCCGGTCGTGCTCGCGGTATTGGCGCGGTGGGAATTCATAGCCGCACTGCGGGCACGTGGCGTAGGCGGCGTGGATGACGGCCTGGCACTGGGGGCATTCCTTGGCGGGGGCTTCCCCGTTGCCGTTGGCGGGATCCTTGATCTGGAGGGCATCGACCGGCCCATGCCGCATGATGTTGCCGCCGAAGTCCAGGATCAGGCAGTCATCCTTCGACTCATCCAGCCTGAAGCCCCGGCCGACCATCTGGTAATAGAGGCCCGGCGAGTTGGTCGGCCGCAGCAGCGCCACGCAGTCGATGTTGGGCGCGTCGAAGCCGGTGGTCAGCACGTTGACGTTGACCAGGTACTTGAGGCGGCCTGCCTTGAACCGTTCTAGTGTCCGCGCCCGCTCGAACGGCAGCGTCTCACCGCATACAAAGCCGCACTCCTGGCCCATCTCGCCCAATACGCGCCGGACGTGTAAGGCATGTTGGATACCGCTGGCAAAGATCAGCACCGAATGCCTATCCCGCGCGTGATCGACGATCTCCCGGCAGGCCGACCGCACCAGCGAGTCGTCGTCCATCAGCGCCTCGACCTCGCCCGCGATGAACTCGCCGCCCCGTATGTGCAGGCCGGATGTGTCCACCTTGCGTCTGCCCGCCTTGGTCTTCAGAGGGCACAGGTACCCCTGGACGATCAGCTCGCGGACACTCACCTCGTAGCAGACGTGGTTGAGCAGGTTCTCCGGTGAGCAAATCATACCGGTAGTCATGCGGTACGGCGTAGCAGTCAGGCCGATCAGGCGGACATTCGGGTTGACCACTTGCGCCTCGGCCAGGAAGGTCCGATACATGCCCTCGCCGTCGGGCGGAAGCATGTGGGCCTCATCGATGCAGACAAGATCGAAGCGGTCCAGCTGAGCAGCTCTGCGATAGACACTCTGGATGCCCGCGACGATGATCGGGTGGTCGGTGTCACGGCTGCGAAGGCCGGCAGAATAGACCCCGATCCGATTCCACAGGTCCGGGGCCATGATGTGCAGCTTTTCGACGGCCTGTTCGAGCAGTTCCTTCACGTGCGCGAGGATCAGCACCCGCCCGTCCCAGTGCTGCACTGCGTCTCGGCATATGCTGGCCATCACGGGCGTCTTGCCCCCAGCCGTCGGGATGACGACACACGGGTGGTCATCTCTATTCCGCAGGTGCTCATAGACTGAGCTGACGGCCTCGAGCTGGTATGGGCGCAGCCGGATCACCAGGTCACCACCGTCGTGAGCGTCGCGGCTGCCAGCCAGTAGATGACCCTCCGCCAGTCGCCCGTGGGCACGTAGGCCAGCGCGGCGCAGATATCCAGAACGATCAGGATCGTGGGGAATAGCTTCTGCATTCAGTTCATCTCCGCCCCGCAGAGCGGGCAGCGGCGCAGCGGGAACTCATCGATGCGGATGTCGAGCCTGCCTCTCTTGACCGGATCGCGCCTGCGCGTGAGCAGCAGATCGATCTGGCTGTCGTCGGCGTAAATGCCCGCATGCTCGAGCGCGTCGAGTGCCGCCTTGGCGATATTGTCCAGGTCGCGCCGTCTGCGATCGGGCGGGAAGGCGTCCATCGCCAGCGCAATGCGGCCGCCCGAAGGGGGTCTGCGCGGGCCGCCCCCGCCGAGGAGGGTTTGTGCTCCGAAGCCTTGGCGAAGGAGGGCGCAGACGTCCCTGCGGAACGCCCGGCCCTCCCGGCTGACCAGCGTGCGAGGCCCCACTCGACGCCAGTAATGATTGATGCTGGGCGGGTATGGCAGTGTCAGCAGCACGACCGTACCCTCATCGCTTCCACGGAGGCGTGTTGTCGGTAGCGGGCGCCTGGGGCTGAGCGCAAAGTCGGCCTTGGTCAACTCCGGTCGCGGCCCGTTGTCACCACCGAACTTGATCTCGCGGACCACATGCGACGGCGGGTACATCACCGGTTCACCATGGCGCACCGATAGCCCTTCGATGCGACCGAAGTTGACCCGCTGCATCAGCTCGATGAGCTGTACCTTGGGTTCAGAAAAGGATGACTTGGTGGGAATGTAATTGGCGT